ATAGATGAAGCTCAATCATTTAGAGCCTACATAGAAGAACTAGTAAATGAAGCTTTAGGACCTACTTTAATGGACTATGCAGGCACTATTTGCCTTATAGGCACACCCCCACCCGTCCCAAACGGATTCTTTATTAATGCATTCGAAAATATTAAAAATACATGGTCTAAACACTCTTGGACATTCTTTAACAATCCGTTTCTAGTAAAAACATCAAAAAACACACATGAGCAAATGCTTAAGAATGAATTAGATAGAAGAGGGGTTACAAGAGATGATCCTTCGATTCAAAGAGAATTTTTTGGTAGATGCGTAGTAGATACTAATTCTCTTCTTATTCATTACAATGAGCATCAAAATAGTTATGATACTTTGCCTAAGCTGAGTAATCCCTTAGCAAAGTATCATTATATTCTAGGGGTAGATATAGGACATGATGACGCTGATGCCCTAGCGGTATTGGCATGGCACTCTAACACTCCAAACATATATTTAGTAGAGGAGATGCTCAACAAAGGACAAGATATAACAGATTTAACTAATCAAATTGAATTTTTACGTAAAAAATATGATTTTGATAAAATAGTTATAGATACCGGTGGGTTAGGTAAAAAGATTTCTGAAGAATTAATAAAAAGATATAAAATTCCATTAGAGGCTGCAGATAAATTTAGAAAAATGGAAAATGTAGCCTTATTAAATGACTATCTTAGGACTGGAAAGTTTAAAGCAAAAAGAGACTCAAACTTTGCTAAAGATTCTTTTTTAGTAGAAATAGACAGAGATAAATCAACACCTGATAAGATTAAGGTGTCTGATAGATACCATTCTGACATAATTGACGCGGTGTTATATGCATTTAAAGAATCATACGCTTATGCGTACGAAGCAGAAAAAACAAGAAATAAGCCCGGCACCCCTGAGTGGGGGAAAGAAGAACAAGAGCTTATGTGGAACTCTGCTTTAGAACATTTCCAAAAAGATAAAAGTGACGATCCATTTAATAATTGGTAATAAACACTAATAATTGGTAATAAATAGTAATAATTGGTAATAAACACTAATAATAGCTTAATTATCATTAAAATGCATTTTAATGGACTTTCCTATAGAGATAGGAGTCCAATCGATGCTTCCTTTTCTCAAAAATAAAGAAACCGGTATTGCTGGAATGATTATCAAGCACAGAACACCGGATGTTAAATCTGATTCTGAACCAAAAAAAGATAATTTAGCTATGGAAGCAGCCGCCGCTGACCTTTTAAGAGCTTTTGAACAAAAAGATGTAAAGCACATTGCTTTAGCTCTACACTCCGCATTTCAAATTTATGACTCTTTGCCCCATGAAGAAGGGCCTCATACTAACGAAGGACAAGAATAATTTATGCCTCTTATTAAGAGCTCAAGTAAAAAAGCTGTCGGCAAGAACATTGAAAAAGAAATGGAAGCCGGTAAACCTAAAAAACAAAGCATTGCAATTGCATTAGAAACACAACGCAGAGCTCGTAAAAAAATGGCATACGGCGGTAAAGCTGAAGACACCGATGAGCCTGCAATGCCAAAAGCTAAGCCAGACGACAAAAGACTTCCAATGTCTGAATATATGTCTAGCAAATGGGCTGAAGGTGGCAAAATTGACGACAAAGCCGAACGAGACGGTAATCCAGGACTTCCTAAAGCTAAACCAGACAACAGACGATTAGACGAAAAAGATTATATGTCTGATCAATGGGCTGGTGGATCGGATCCAGAACGAAAACCAGATGATCATAGATTGCCTATGGACGAATACATGTCCGATAAATGGGCTGAAGGTGGCTCTGTCGTAGACCATATTATGCGCAAGCGTAAAATGATGGCCGAAGGTGGAGAAGTTGAAGGACCTGAACATGATTCTGAAAACCCAGCTGATATGTGGGAAGAATTTGAAGAAGCAGCTTTAAAAGAAAACTACTCAGATTCAGGTGAGCATGAACAACCACATGATTCAAATCTTAAAGGCCACGAGCTAAGTGACGAAGATTCTTACGATATGGTCGATTCCATCAGGAAAAAAATGAAAAAAAGGTCTTAACATGACCGCTAAAGAGATTAAAAAGCTAGCCGATGCCTGTAGGAAAGCCGGTATAAAAAGCTTCAAAAACTCAGAGGTAGAATTCACTTTATCTGATTTAGCTCCGACAGTTACTAGAAGAAGACGCACTGTAATAAGTCCCGCACAAGAAAACATATCAGCTACTTTATCGCAACCAGAAGTAATAGCAGATGACACCGCGGGACTATCGGAAGAAGAAATTTTATTTTGGAGTTCAAGCATTACTGAAGAAAACCAATAACTTATGCGTGTAACAAAAACAGTTCCAAAAACAACGGTAACGTTCAAAACTACCGATAAGAAAGACAAAAAACAAGCTTACAAGTGGTGGGACTCTACTACTGATGAGCAGCTGTCTAAGGAATTGTTAAGCACGGCGGCTTTCCTTAAAGAAAGTCAACAGTATAGACAACGTCAAGCAGCTATATATGCTCGCCTCTACGGTAACATGTCGTTGTTTTCCTTCATCGGCACTAACATGTCGAAAATGGATCAAATGACCGGCATTCCCACCGATCGACCCACAATGAATATCATTCAGTCGGTTATAGACACCAAGGTAGCGCGTATAGGCCAATCTAGACCCGCACCGGTATTCTTGACAGACAATAGCGATTATAAAGAACGAAGACTAGCGAAACAATTAAATAACTTTATCTTAGGTGAGTTCTATCAAACAAAAACCTATGAAAAAGCTGTTATGGCTTTAAGAGATGCCGAAATTTTAGGCACCGGGGTTCTCAAGATAGTAGAAACAGAAGATAACAAAGTTGGTTTAGAACGCCGTCTCCTAACAGAAATATTCACAGACCCCAGTGAATCGATGTATGGCGAACCAAGACAAATATACGAACTTAAGCTTGTAGACCGTTCTGTTCTCATGGCAATGAATCCAAAATTCAAAAATGTCATTAAACAAGCAGAACAGGCCTTTCCTGACAATTCTGCAGATGCCTCGAAGACAGTGTCTGATATGGTCATGGTCGTTGAAGGATGGCACCTTAGAAGCGGCAAAGATGCAAAAGATGGTAGACATACTATAGCTTGTACCTCGGGTATTATAATGGATGAAGAATACACCAAGGATAAATTCCCTTTTGTATTCCTTCATGACTCCGAGCGTCTATTAGGTTTCTGGTCCCAAGGTGCAGCCGAACGTTTAACCGGCACTCAAATAGAAATTAATCAATTACTTCATACTATATCTAAAAGCATACGATTAGTCGGTGTTCCTAGAGTGTTTGTAGATGCAGGCTCTAAAATCTCTAAAACTTCATTCAACAATGAAGTTGGTGCTATTATTAGTTATACAGGTACCCCTCCTACATACTCAGTAGCCCCTTGTGTTCCACAAGAAATATATGCTCAACTTGAACGATTGATTCAAATGGGCTATCAACAAGAAGGCGTATCCGCAATGCAAGCGGGGTCTCAAAAACCTGCAGGATTGAACTCCGGTGAGGCCATTAGATCCTATGACGATATATCAACAGACAGAATGGCATCTTTATCTCGTAAATATGACACTCTTTTCATTGATTTAGCTTATGCAATTACCGATAAAGCTAAAGACATAGCTGAACGAGATGGCAAATATTCCACTGTATTCCCTAATAAGAAGGGCTCTAAACAAATAGACCTTCCTGAAATGGATTTAATTAAGGATCCATTCGTCATTCAGTGCTTTAATATGTCCTCTCTTCCAAGAGACCCAGCAGGAAGAATGCAGAAAATCACTGAAATGATTCAATCAGGAATGATTTCCATTCAAGAAGGTCGAAGATTATTAGATTATCCTGATTTAGAACAAGTAGAACAACTAGCTAATGCATCAGAAGAGCGCATACTGCAAGCTTTAGATAAAATCGTAGAAGACGGCGAATACACCAGTCCAGATCCTTTCATGAACTTATCCTTAGCTAATGACCTAGTAACTCAATACTACAATCTCTATTCCAGTAATAGGTTAGAAGAAGATCGTTGCCAAATGTTAAGAGATTTCTTTTCTCAAGTACAGGCTCTTAAAATGGCCGCTATGCCTCCAGCCCCTCCTGCTGCTCCAGGCACGGAAGGATCAGCACCAATGGCAGCTCCAGCAGCTAAACCCGTGTCTCCTTTAGTCCCCAACGGTGCAATAGGATAAAGGCCTTTAATGACACCGCGTAGAAGAACTTTCATATCAACGCACTGCCCCGCCTGCAATGGCATAACCAAGGTTAAAAGCACCAACTGGCCTTCCATAGCTTCTTATCAATCAGTTTTCATGATTCTCATCTCGATTATCATCCTCCTCTCTTTAGAGCTAGCTAAGCTCCATATCTAGTAGCCACAAACAAACCGTCTTTATTGATTTAAAGACTAAAGCAATTAACTAGATAGCAACATTCGTTTGCTGTCAACCAGGAGTATTTATGAAAGTCGTACCAAGTTCAGGACCTGCGTCCGTAAGAATGTCCAATGGCCCTTCAAATATAAAAGCTGACGTCGTAGCTAGACTTAACGCTGCTATGCAGGCCAATAATACAGGAAACTCTCAATCAGAAGCGGTTAGAAACCCCTCAAACGTTTCAGTTGAAGAACTAGGCGCTATAAAGCAACCTAGTGGACAAACTGATAATAATGAAGCCCCTGCTTCTGAAGCGCCTAAAGCAGAAACTAAGGCCACAGAAGAACCGCTTTCCAGTCAATACGCTGTATTAGCTAGGAAAGAAAAAGCTCTTAGAGCTAGAGAACAAGCTATTAGAGCTAAAGAGGAATCAGCAAGACTCGCTGCTGAAGAAGCTTTACGTCCTAAAGCCCCTGCTTTTGATGAATCTAAATACATATCAAAAGATAAGCTAGCAGAAGACCCCTTCTCGGTGTTATCTGATTTAGGTTTAACCTATGAGCAGCTTACCGAAAGGGCTCTTAACGGTCCTACTCCAGAACAAAGAGAACAACAAACATATATTAAAAAGCTTGAGGCTAGACTAGCTGAAATCGATCAGAAGCTAGAGAAAACTAATAAAACTTTTGAAGAACGAGATCAAGAAGCTTTACAACAAACTAAATCTCAACTTAGAAATGAAACCAAGCGTTTAGTAGAAGCAGACCCAAATTTTGAAACTATTAAAGAAACCAACTCAATAAACGATGTAGTAGAGCTTATTGAGAGAACTTTTGACCAGGACGGCTATCTTATGTCCGTAGAAGAAGCCGCCCAAGCTGTTGAAGATCACCTTGTAGAAGAAGCCCTAAAGATTACAAGGATTAAAAAGATTCAACAGAAACTGCAGTCAGCAAGTAAGCCCGCTGAACAGAAGATTACGGATGCACCCAAGCAGCAACAAATTAAAACCTTAACCAATAATATGAGCAGCTCTAGACAGTTATCAGCTAGAGAACGCGCTCTCTTGGCCTTTAAAGGTGAGCTCAAGTAAATAACTTTTAATTACGAACAGTTATGGCTATTCAGACAATGGTGTTTTGAACAGCTATAGCTATCAATAACGGCTAAAGGAACATAAAGGCGATAAGCCCGCATTACCAAGGCCTAATAGGAATAGTCAAATGGCTACATACGCTACCTCAGCTAACCAAATCGCAGCTCTTAAAGAGTTGTACACGGACTCTGCAGAATACATGCAGGATCTAGTTTATAAAGAAAACCCCTTCTTGGCATTAGTGCCTAAGAACGAATCTGTAGACGGATTCGCTGGTAAATATATTCCAGTGCCTCTTGAATATGGAACTCCTCAAGGACGTTCTCATACGTTCTCCTTGGCTCAAAGCAATCAAACTGCTACCAGCCTTGCAAGCTTCTTCGTTTACGTTGTTGAAGATTATCAGCTCGTAACGATTACCAACCTTTTGATGGAACAGACTAAAACGAACGCTGGCGCTTTCGTTGATGCTGCTAAACTTCAAATGGACGGCGGTTTCCGAAACATCACCAACAACATCGCTTTCGAACTCTTCGGAGACGGAACCGGCGTTCGTGGTTTCATCGGTAGCGCTGATTCAGGATCGGCTCCCGTATACGTTATTACTCTTTCGAACCCACAAGCAATTGTTAATTTCGAAATTGGAATGACCCTTCAGAACAGCGTTCCTACACTAAGTGGTCAAACGATTACTTCGTTAGCAACCCTTTCTGCTTCAACCGCTGTTATTACCGCTGTTGACAGAGCAAACGGTATTATCACTGTAACGGCTTCTGCTACCTCTTCTAGCTGGTCAACCGCTGGCAACGCTCTTGGCGTACAAGGAGACATGATTGCAGGCGCAGTGTCCACTGGATCCTCTTTAGCACTATCGGGACTTCAAGCTTGGATTCCTTATAGTTCTCCAAGCGGCAGTGACACCTTCTGGGGTGTTGTTCGTTCTGCTGACCCAACACGATTGGGTGGACTTCGATACAATGCTCAATCATACACGATTGAAGAAGGTATCACCAACGCTTTAGCATTCGGAAACCGAGAAGGTGCAAAGTTCGATATTATTATCATGGACTTCGCTTCTTACTCTGCCCTTGTTAATAGTTTAGGCGCTAAAGTTCAATATGTTCAAGTTAAACACGATGAAGTTGAAGTTGCCTTCGACGGTATCCGATTCCAATCCGCTTACGGCGCTGTTGAAATCTTGGCCGACAGAAGCTGCCCAGCTCAAACTGCTTATTGCTTGACCATGAACACTTGGAAACTTCGTTCACTAGGTAAAGTGCCTCACATCTTGACCTACGGTATGGAAGGTCTTGAAGGACTTCGCGTCGGAAATGCGGATGCATTAGAAATTCGTATCGCATACTACGGAAATCTTATTTGTTCCGCACCTGGGCGCAACATGGTTGTCCAATTGTCTGCATAATCATATAGTTAGCTAAACTTTTTAAGTTTGAAGGCAGGGCCAAAAACCCTGCCTTTTTTATTTTAAAGCATTTAAGTTGTGAAATCATGTCGACATGATTTCTTACCTGGACAAACCCCAAAATAAGACTTACAATGGCATTGGAGGAGTTGCAAATGTTTAAAGTAGGCGATATTGTAGAAGCTTTTGGGGTTAAAGGTAAAGTAATAGAGACCGATGAAGAAAGGCTCTATGGTGTGGCTGTAGAGTTTTTGATTCAAAAAGAACTAAAAACTTATGGATTTACCAGAGACGGTTTATCGGAAGCGTGGCATAAAGAGCCGTCACTAAAGCTTATAGATCGGCCTCAAAGAACGAAAAAAGTGAATATCTTCGATCCTTCAGCTAAAATTAGTGTAAATTCTTATAACCAAAGAGATCCAATTCATATTTATTTTTCAGATCAATTGTCTACTTATCTCAATGGCCATTATTCTAACGTTAAAGTAACTCTAGAATTTGAAGTGGAGGAAGAATGAGTACTCCAGGATACAAGGGCGTATTTAAGTTTGACTAATTTTGTATACTATAGTAAGCTTTAATTATGAGGGGCCAGAACTGAATCACTGGCTTAATAGAGCACGCTAGCTGTAGGCATAGAGGCCGCCCTCAAAAGTACTAAGGAGTAACTATATGAAGACGTCATTAGCAGTCGGTTTACTTATGATAGCATTTCCTGTATCTCTTCCAGCTTTTCTTGTTATTTATATATTCTTAATTTTTAAGGAAGAAATGAACAAGCAATGAAATCTTATTATAAACGTTGGTTTTTAATAAGATTTCTTGGAAAGCACGGCAAGGCTCATATGCGAGCAGATTTTATCTATTGCCATTATTTAAGAAAGAATTGACATGAAAAAAATTATTATTTTTGTGTTCATATTAACAGGATGTGGTTCAGGTGTATCTGATATTCCTCCAACTGCAACGTCTCCTTCTAAATCCTGTACTGTGGTTAAAACTGACACAGGGGCTTTGATTTTATGCCCAGATGGTTCTCAGGTAGAAGTGTCTAATGGTTTAAACGGAACCAATGGAGTAAATGGCAAAGATGCACCCTCTGTAAGCACTGTGCAGTTTTGTCCTAGTGTAACAACAAATTACCCCACCACTTTCCCCGAGTATGGAATATGCATAGACAACTCCATTTACGGTGTTTATTGGGACGGCAGAAATGCTTGGCTAGCTCTTATTCCTTCTGGATATTACGCTTCAACATCCACAACAGCCCCTTGCAACTTCACCGTGTTGACTAATTGCCAGGTGACTCAATGAAAACAGCATTAATTATAATTTGCGTAATTATAATAACTGGATGCGCTATAAAACATAAAAAATACCATAGCTTAATAGCTATTGTAGGAGGCTGTAATTCCTATGGATATTGTGGAGTTAAATTAAGAGATGGCACCATATTATCTGATGTTTATCAACCCATAATAGGAACTCTTCCTGACTGCACTCAGGATTATTCATGCATAGAGGTAATTCAATGACTCTCAACGCTAATGATTATCGGCTTAGAATACCTTACATTATAAGCTTAACAAAAGACAAAACAGCAGATGAAATATTTGACTTCATCGGTGTGTTAGCCATCGCAACAAATATTCATATTGTATTAGTTTCTTATTACATAGGTGAATTGTATGGTTTTGACAGTCGATTGTATGCTTTTATAAGTCGACTTGAAAAATTCTATACAGTAAAAGAGGTGTTAAATGTCAACAAATGACGATAATGTAAAAGCTTTTCCAAAAACTCATCCTTTTTATTGTGGGTGTCCCAAATGTTTTAACGACAGAGTTATAACAAGCGCTCTACAAGAAATTAAAGAACGTTTAAGATATTATTATTTTACCACAAGACAACAAGAAGTGGACTTTATTAACTTAATGATAATGGTAGAGAAACTAAAAAAATAATGGATATTAAATTGTTATGCAATTATTGCGGTTTTAATTGGGAATACTGGGCAGCTTCTAGGCGTCAAATAGAATCCCTATGCTGTCCTAAATGCAATGATTCTTCCCTAACTGTTAAGGACACAGAGTCTTCTCCAAAAATTGACTACTATAAAGGCTGTCCTCCATTCCCTGAAGACGACACGAATACTAGGGATGACCCAGCTACTAAACCTAGAAAGCAGTGGTATTGGGAAAATAGTCAGTCGTCTAAATCTTCTACAAATAATAACTACTAAAGTACCTTAAAATAGCTCTTGCAACGGCACGCTCCTTGTAATATAAAGCTTGTGAGTATTAACAAGGAGAAATATATGATTATCGAAAAACAAGTAATTGAAAGTTTAAAGCGAGAAGCTGAAACAAACAAAGTAGCCAACGCAGTGTTCTATGTGTTCGCCCTCAGAGACAGAACTAGATCTACATTAACAATTCACGCCCTAGATCAAAGAATGAAACTGAATAAGTTTATCTTTCCTAGAGAAGAGTACTGCAAAATAGTCAAATTATTAAGTGAATTAGATCTAGGTACCCTGGTCACCAACGGTAAAGGCAAAATCATAGGTTTAAAAGACATTAGAGTAACTTTACAGTCTGTAGGCAATGTAGCTTGCAATAAGGTTGGAAATTTAGAAGGTTTTCATGCTAGAAATAAATATGAAGTACTAGAGTTACCCAAAAAAACAGCTAAGCCAGCAGTTATTGCACCTCCTGCACATGAAGTAATGATAGCCGTTAGAATCAATGGAGCTAAATTTGAGATACCGGTGGCAAAAAGCTTATCTGAAA